TATCTCCTGTTAACAGGTAGAAAAAGATTAGAAGATTTTTTTAATGAAGACGAGGTATATTTTATATATAATCCAGACGAACCTATATTAAGCGGGGACAATCCAGTATATGATACTTTAATAGATTATTATATTTACACAGAAGAATATGAGAAATGTCAAGAGTTGTTAAATTTAAAACAACTATCTGATGTTGTTTTTCTAAATTAGTTTTATTAAATCCCAGCTTTTAATATCTCTATTTCTTTCGTATTGAAATAAAGAATCAAATAAATCAAATGTTTTTATGGTAACTGATTCTGTCTTACCATCTCTTAATGTGTATTCTATGTAATATTTTTGCATTAGCTTGGCCAAATAATAATCATTAAAAATAATGTGTTAGACGAGCAACTTGCCCTGTTAGTTTACTATGTATAAATCCTTCGCAAGCAAGAGGTGCTCCAGTAAATCCTTTGCGTGAGTGCCAGCTATCGGAAGATGAGGGTGATCTCATGTACTCAACTGTAACTCCAATGTAGTCTTTACCATCTAACCACTTGTGTTTTACTTTATGATGTATGTGATGTAAATACCAGTAACGATGTGTTGTGGATGCCCAGTCAACTGGATTCTCCTGAGCCATAAGTAAAGGAAGGTTTACCATTTTAGCCCCGTCACCATGTTCTAATCCTAATAAATTAGTTCCGTATTTATAATACTTACGATGTGATACACTAATATCAAAAAATATATCTTTAGCTTTCCTAAACCAACTTTTTAGAGTATGAGCCAAGTGATAGCCTGATTGGTAATCATGGTTACTCATACTATGAACAACATCTACAGGAGCTACTTTACGCAACATTTCTACACACCTTACATATAATTGTAATGCAATCTCATAATGCTCCCACCACTTTCCATCAGTATCTTGATATGTTCCTTTAGTAGTAGTAGAGTAAACATTATCAATATGCAATACATCGTTTCCTATGCAAAACAATACTCTGTCTATATCAAAACCCTTAGATTTTTCAATAAGCCCTCTTACCCCCTCTAAAACTCTTGCAACTGCTATATCATTATTATACTCTTGTTTTGTTTCTTTTTCATTTGCATACTTACCAATATGAATGTCAGCAGGATTTACAACTAATAGATGTCCCCCTTTTCTTTCTCTTATTTTTCTTTTGATCGGTGGATAATCTGGAGAGTAGTTTGCTATAAAAGAATTTACTTTACCAAAAATTTGTTGTTCATCTAATTCTAAGTTTTCTTTAGTAACTATAGAAAATCTATAGTCCCCACTACCGCTTTGCCAATGCTTTACACTAACAACATCTTTTTTATCTATACCTCTTTCTTCTAGATGAATATCAAGTGCTGTATTATTATTTATGTTATCTAGGTTTTTAGCTCTGCGTTGCAGTATGTAATCAACTTCGTCAGGTGATAACCTAATACGTTTTCCGTATTTGTTTTCTTTTTCAGATTTCATCAGATAGAGATTGAATTAAGTCCGCTAAAATTTTTATTAACTCCTGTGCGTTTTTCTTTGCAGCCTCATGTTCTCTCTCCATTAAATCCTCGTATAAATTATCTCCAAAGGTATGTATACTGTCAGTTACATATTGAATATGAGATATCGTTGATGTGTCTTCTGGAGCTACTCGTGGCATTTATACTTGGTTTTTCCAAATATAAATAAAAAATTGACTTATCCTAATTATTTAGAAGTTTTTATATAACAATCTAATAACATAAGATCAAGATACTCATCCATGTCAATTAATTGTACGTCTGTTAAGGTAGTGTATCCATTTTTTTTACGAACCATTTCTATCACAAAAGTTATTGGCTCACCTATACTATGAACAATACAGCCTCCTAAAACAGTAGATCTTAATTTTGTTTCTTCTATCAACTCTAAATTTTTTTCAATAAAGGTAGCTATCTTCAACGCAGTATAAAGATTCATTTCAGAAAGATTATCCATAAAATAATCTTCTACGTCATAGCCCTTAGCCTCTATATACTTCTGTCTGTATTCCGTGTTCTTCAAGTTCCTTTATTCTATATTTTTGTAAAGCTGATAGCTTTCCTCTTGGTTTTTTTATTTCTGAAAACAATACCTTTGACCCATGTGGTATAGCAATTAGATCAGGTATTCCGTTTTTATTTGTTACTGTTAATTTAATAACATAGTAACCTTGGCTTTCTAATTGAGCTATGCGTTTGTTCTGTATCTGCTGCTCAGTCATACTACAAATCTAATAAATCTCTTTTAAAGTGTGCTAGGGTATAATCCTTCTTTTTAACAACTGCTTTGTATATATCTTTTTCAATTCCGTCTTTACTAAATATCCAAAAAATATTATTTGTTTCTCTGTTTTTGGTTGTCATTCTATCTCTGCTCTGCCAATAAGAAGTAGCACTAAAATCAATGTTATAGTAAACTAAACTAGATGCCTCTTTCAAACTTATTCCCTCTCTACCAGAAACAATTTGTAAAGCTATACATTTGTCTGTGGTTTTAAATTCTTGTAAATCATTGGTTATGTTGTCGTTAAAAATTTCTTTTAACGCTTTATATTCCTGAGTAAACTTATAGAAGATAGCTATCTTTTGATCTTTAAAATAATTATAAATGAACTTAGCCTTACTAAGGTCTAAAGTAACTGAATTACCACTTTCAAACTTAACTGTTCCTGAACACATTTGATGTACCTTTGTCATAAGTTTTGCTGGGGTGTCAGCCAACAACAATTCTTCTTGCCCTTCTATTACTCTGTCTCTTTTTATTCTACTTATTAACGATTTAGTTTTTTCTTCTAATTCTACATAAAGTATTTTTTCGTTGGTTTCAGTTTTAAAACCTGCCAATTTTTGTGTATAGTTTATTTTGTATGGTGCTACTTCGTCTATAATAGACTGTAATCCTTTTGAGTAATCATTAATAAACAAACTATTTATTTTTCTTTGTGTAACTTTTACATACTCTCTAGCGAAAGCATAAAAGTTTTTAAACCTTCTAAAAGGATTATTCTTTATACCATAAAGTTGGTGGTACATTTGACTGTAGGATTCTGGAGTAGGAGTTCCGCTAAGTAATATAACAAAAGGATCACATCTATTTAAAATTTCCCTTACTTGTTTTGCTCTCTTGTTGGGTTTTGGAAAAGCACCCAGAGTATGAGCCTCATCACACACAACTACGTCCCATTTGGTTGGTGGTATTTTATGAATAGATTCGTAGTTTATTACTTTTATATTATATTCTGGATCTAACAAAGCGTAATCATCTTCAATACTTGATATAGCTTTTTTCTTTGTAAGAAACAAAAGATTAACACACGGCATTTTATTAGCAATGCCTAAACTTGTTAAGGTTTTTCCTGTTCTTACTTCCATAGCCAAGTATAAAAACTCATGGGTATATAGAATATTTACACCTTTGTTTATAATATCTATTTGATAATCCCTAAACTCAATCATTCTTTTCAAAGTAAAAAAATCTTCCACCTAAGTCTTTTCCTTCTTGTGCCTCAACTTTATAATAAAACAAACAAAAGGCTTTTATCCATTGATAAAATTTAATTCTTGATACAGTAAACCTAGACTTAGGAGCAAAGTCAGGGTTGTCTTCTATAAAATCTGTATACAAATCAGGTTTATATATTCTTGTGTTAGGTTTTAACTTATCATTTATTCCCCCGTCACCTATAAGTCCACACCATTCTATAAACACATGATCTGTTTCTGCTATTAGAAGTCTTACTTTTAAATTTACAAACTGACTTTTTAATAACCCGTGTTCTAAATACATCTGTAAATTTTTAATCATATAGTTATCAAACTGGCACCATTCGTTATCATCCCACTCGCCAAACATTAATTTACCAAACTCAACAAGAGGTGTAAAGTCTTTTGTATAATACTGTGCCAGCTCTAACTCCCACTTTCTTCTTTCAAAAGAAGATCCTTTACCTTTGATAGCATAATTAGTTGTTAATGCTACCTTTGGAGATTTAGCAAATGGTATTTTTATAGCGTCTTTATTTTTCTTTTCTAAAGTTAATCCTTCTGTAATTACACTAAACAATCTTTCAAAGTCAAATGATTTTTTTACGTCATCAAAGCAAAGTATTTGGGTATCAGCAGAAACTAATTGATAAGCAAATGATCTTTCAAAAGTAAAACTCTTTCCGTCTATGGTAACATTCTTTTTCATTTTAGATATACCATTCATAAACAATCCTTTACCTGTACCTCCTTCAGGGTTGTCTGATATAACTTCATCATTGAGTATAACTGCGGGGCAGTAAGATAAGTTTTTCCAGCCATGCAATAAATAACCTATAGTAGATTCCATTGAGTCAATTCTACTCTTGTCTTCACCACAAATATTAGATATAAAAGTTTTATAATCGCACTCTCCAACTTTACATAATGTAAAATTCCTATCAATTACATGGTCTCTCCAAACGTATCCACCTAAATCTAAATAATCTATTAGAACTATTTCACTTTTGTTAATTTTAACAGCACAATTCATATAGTATAAGTATGCGGTATCTTTTGTATCAGCAATAAAAAATACATTTATAGAAGATAGCAAAGTCAAAAACTCTTCTCTAAAATATCTAGTGTGTTCAGCAAAGTAATTATAAACTGATAAATCATCTACAGATAAAAGATATGTTAACACAAAATCTTTAATTTCTTTTTCAGTAGTGTGATCTATTAAGTTATTTGTTACCCTTACAAAAACATAACTCTTACTTCCTTCAGGATTAAACTTATAAAACCCATTGTCTTCTAAAAAGTTTTTGAATAGTATGTGAACTATTTTGATTACACCCTTATCATTCTTTGTCCAAAACTTATAATTAGACTGCTCTTCTTCAAGACGAACTATTACGTTATCTATTTCTCCGACATCAATATTTTCGTCTTCTAATTGACATCGGATCTCTTTTTTTGATACCCCTCTTCTAAGCTGTTGTTTTACTTGGTTTACTTTATCTTCATCTTCATAGTATTTTGTTCCAAAGTTTTGTACTTGTGCATATGCAGAGTCTATTGTTCTTTTGATTTCTTGCAGACTAAAGTCTTTACTATCAAAGTTACCCATAACATACTCTGCTAAATTTTTTGGTACACCAAAGTCATTAAAGGCGGCGGCGAGTATGTAAACATTATTGTTTCTTTCTCCGTTTCTTAATCCATATTTACCTTCCCACCATTTTAATAATATTTCAACAATTTTATTCTCATCTGTTACAGGTATGGTTGGCTTATCTTTATACTTATTAAACTCAACAAACTCTGGAGCGTCTATCTTATCCCATACACTAGATGTAAAATTTATAAAAATTAAAGGATCATAGCTTTCGTAACAAACTCTTGATACATTTTTAGATGTAGTATCAAAGTAATCAGAATTAAAATGTTTGTTTAAAGAATTAAAATAATTTTTATGGTTGTCTACATCTTCAGGTATCTTCACCAATGCTTTTAATCCTTTACCGCTAGGAGATATAAATACAGCAAATATATATTTATCCTTAGCCAGCTTTTCTTTCTCTTCTAATAACTCTTTGTTAGATTTATACCCGTCAAAATCTAAGCATATTAATCCACTATGTTGTGTAAGCGATGAGTCATTACGCTTTGTAAATTTACCACTAAAACAAATAGCTGGTAAAAGTTTTTTTAATTCGTTTCTTTTTTCTTTATCTCTTTCTGCTCTTATCTTTTTAACAATATCTTTTGAATTTCCTTGTTCTATTCTTGTCAATACTATTTCTACGTTTCTATAAAAAGGCTGAGATGTGTTTTTTATGTCTTTAAATATTGTTATCTCCATTATATTATATTAAAAAAAAGGGGGACTTGCGTCCCCCTAACAATTATTAGAAAGGCAAGTCTTCTTCTTGCTGAACCTGTTCTTTTTTAGGTTCGGGCTTCCATGTATCTACAGCAACAAAATGAGTCTTGCCGTACTCATCAGCTTGCTTTTTCTTCTGTACATTTAATTTAATATATTTCTTATCATTATACTCAAATATGTGTTCAGAAGGAAGATCACTTAAACATAAACTGCAAGATATTAGGTTGCCGTCAAACTTCTCTACGCCATTACCTACAAAAATTTTTTTATCATCCATTTTAATGTATTTTAATTTCATGCTCCAAAATTTCTAAAACGTCAGACATAAGTTTTTGCTTATCCTGTTCGCTTTTCATAGTAGTTGGAACTTCTACTATAAATATCTCTCTTTTCCATGATAGTTTTAACAAATAAAATTTAATTGTTTTAAATAATACTCTAAGGAAAAAATATAATTTTCTATGCCATCTAAGATTTCTATAATGTTTCATGTATTATAATTTGATTAATATCTTCAACAGCATTTTCAGAAAAAAATGTATTGTATATAAAAACTGCGTCCTCTACTTTTTCTCTACCTTTTTCTAAGAACTCTTCAGTTGGTTTAAATATTCCTAACTGAAATGTAGACTTGTCCACAACATAAAATTCTAAAGGTAAGCCAAACAATTCTTGATAAATATATGCTTGACTATCATAGTTATATTTTCTAGCACTATATTTAAACTTGTTTATATCAGAGGTAGTTTTTAGATCAATTAATTTATCTTGACAAACTATATCTGCTTTACCCTTCCAATCTAATCCCATTATTGTTTTAACCATAGGCACTTCATACTTATTCCCCTCATCATATATAGACTCATACATTTCTACATTTAATTTCATTGCGTCTACAACATCTAATATGTTGTGAGCTTCTTGAGTAAGCAAAGCCATCTTATTGTGTTCTGCATAATATTCTTTGTATGCTTTTGTATTGCGACTAGATACATCTAGCAATGTAAAATTGTCTAGCTTATCTTTTTCTAACATAGCAGTATGAAAGAATCTTCCCTCTAACATAGCTTTTGTTTCTTCCTGTGGTTGTCTAAATTTTCTAGGATCATTAAGCAAATGTCTTATGTCAGAATTTGATAACCATTGTCTTCCATACTCACCATAGTATTTACTGTCGTCTTTCAGTTTTTCCTGAATTTCAGAAATTACTTTTTCATTGTAATTAAAAGGTATTTTCATTACTTAAGATGTTTTGATAATTCCTTCTTAACAGTTGATCTGATATTGTATTTTTTCTCTAAGTTTTTTACTAACTTATCTAATCCAAGTGCTTTATTATCAGCCATATAACCTAATACCTTACCCCAATTATCATCATCTACCATTAATTCAATTCTCGTTGGTTTAGGTGGTGTTTTAGGTTTTGGCTTTTCATTAAGTATTGCATTTGATACTTCGTCAGCAGAGGCAACAGCAGTATCTAATCCTATTCCAAAATTTCCTAACGCCCTACCCCATGCAGATGTTTCGCAATTTTCTACATAAGAGGTTTTATTTATAAACGAAGATCCGCTTCTTTCTTTTGCAGTACCACTAGCTATTAAACGCCCTTCTTCGTTCAATATAATAGCTTTCATAGTAATTGTATCTTCAGTAATTTCTATAATTTCTGTATCTAAGGTATACTCTGGATAAACCTCTCTAAAAAACTTTAGTCTAGTATTTACCTCAACGTACTCCTTACCTTTAATATTAACTGTCTTTAATTTTGTCATGATTTTTTAGTTTAATTAGTTTTTGGGTATAATAAGAATATCTTTTCATAACAAACTCCCGTTTTGTTTTTAGATTTTTGATAAACTTATCGTTCTTTCTTGAGTTTACTTCTTCTTGCATTTTTTGTTGTATCATCTTTAGCTTTCTAACACAATTAGATATCGCTAATATTACACAACCAGCTTCCCAGCCGTTACTATAAAACATATTATACTCATCTGTTGAAATTTCTTGAAAGTAATCTCCGTTGCGAGAACAGTTTAGTATCTCAGTTTTACTTGGAAACTTACTTATCTTAACGCCAACATTAATATAACTTATATTGTCATGCCTAACTATTTTCATAGCGTCATCACATTTAGCTTGATTATATATGTCAGATATATTATACATTTTTAATTTGATTTATAACATCAGCATAGTCTTGATCTTTATCTACAGATTCTTTTGCTTTATTATAACCATGAATAATAGTTGAATGAGTTACGATATGCCCATTGTCTTCCATAAATTTTTGTATGTACGATATTCTAATAGGACGTTCTCTTGATAAGAAGTAAAGCATTTGTCTTGCGTCTACTATCTCTCTCTTTTTAGTTTTACTAAACATTTCATCTAAAGTAAGATGAAACCTATCTGCTATTGCAGTAGCATATCTATCAAATATTTCTCTTTTCATTTTCTTTTTTTAATTGATTAATTTTTTCTATTGTTTCTTTTGCCTTCTTATAACTCATTCCTTTTTTCATTAGATCGTCAATATGAAGAAATTTTACTTCCTTTTGTAAATGGTGTATTGCTTTCTCTATATCCTCTATATGTTTGGCTAGTTGAGTCATACCTTCCTCTTCTTTTTTGCCAGCTCTTAAAAGATAGGTAACAGCGTTACCTACATTGTATGAACAGGAAAATCCGTATATAACCTCAATGGCTTCATACTCATTTTTTCCTATATAGTAGTTTGGAGTTTTTCTTATTTCTTTCATATCTATTTATAAATTCTTCTGTTAATTGTTTATTTAATTTATACTTACTCATATCATTTTTGATAATAACCTTTTCGGGTATAGGCAAAGCGTATTTACACGCAGATACAAATCTACCTTTTATTTCTA